TCAACTCCATCGGTTGTATTTACTATAGGTTTAGATGTTTGATCTAAATCATTAGTATCGTCTCCCATAGTTTTATAAAAAACTGTACCATTACCTTCGGTTCGATACAACTCAACATAGACATCAGATTTTTGTGTTAAGTCTAAAGGAGGAATGTTTACAGAAACTGAAGTAACATTAGCAGTACAAGTGACTGAAGCTTGAGGAGATACAGCAGACTTAAAAACATTTCCTTGAATATCCGTCCAACTATAAACTGCTAAGTAGTTATAAGCTTTAGTAGACTCAAAAGGACCAGTAGACCCTGTGCCTTGTGCAACAACTACAGTATTAGGAGGGTAATTAAAACCTTGTTCTACGAGAACATTACCATCATAACATTTAAGTTGACCTCCTGCTATATTCAAATTGTTTTGCATATCAACAGTTTGGTTAACAACTTTATTATCAAAATCTAACACTGAAGAGTTAACTCCATAAAGAGTAAAATAACTTGTAACTCCTTGAGTTCCACTTATAATTTTACCTTGAACTTTACTTGTAAATAAAAACTTAGTAGCGGATATTGAAGGAACATCTGATAAACTTGGTATAGTATAATTAGCATTTACATTTGTACCAGAATAGTTGTAAAAACCTGTACTATCATTAGCTCTTTTTCTAGTAGTGTTTAAGATACTACCACCTTGACCTTGACTAACTTTAGCTTGTACCGACCCATCAGATTTCATAGTATAATAAGTAGCGTGTAATTCTGTTTCTCTTATAACATTTACATAAACAGTTTCATCTTGAACAAATGCCTTAGAAGCTAAACCTACTCCTCTAGCCATTACTGAAGTTGTTCCTACTGTAGCTGTACTAAACTTATAAGTAGCTGTAGCTATGTAAACCATGTTCCAAGTGTATTTTAAATCATTACCACCGTTAGTATTAGTTCCAGTGGATATAGTATAAAGTCTAGGAGAAGTTTGATAGACTTGCATAAACACTGTAACAGTATCATTATCTGCTGAAGCAGCAGTAACTGCTCTACAAGAGTGAGCACCTGTTATAGTTGTTACATCTTTAATAGTAGTTGGACCTGCTGCCAAAGAAGCATCAGACCCTAAGACTGATATTTTTACCACACCACTACCATTAGAAGTTATTAATATAAACTTACCTTCTCCATCTACATGAAAATCAATTGCATCATGTGGAGTAACTGCTGTACTTCCCCATGGGTCTAAGTTAACAGCGACTACATTAAGATTATCCCATCTAGCTATTCTTAGTTCAGAAGCACTACTATCATAATAAGCTACCATCATAGCACTACTACTTGCTGCTACATCAAATCTTTGATCAGTAGCTAAAGTAGCTACAGTAGCTTCCGATGTAAAAGCTTTGTCTGTACCTGCTTCAAATGGTAATTCTCTAGTTAAATAACTACCTAAGTTTAGATAATTGTATTTTAAAACTCTAGAGCCATCAGTCCAAAAAAACCAAACTAATCCGTTGTAAACTTGCATTCTTATATAAGCTACTGAACCTGAAGCAGTAATACCAGGAATCTCAGTATCACTTATTACATAAGAACCAGTTTCTTCATCTACTATGGATATTTTATATTTTCCAGATTCTAACCAACCTAGTATTCTATAACCGTTTAAGTAACCAACTTGAAGTTGGGTTTGTTCTTTTCCATTAGATAAAATTGTTTGGGACATAGGAACTACAGCATCATAACTACCTTCGTTTTGCCAAACGTCTGAGCTTTTACTGTAGCTATAAATCTGATCTCTAGACAGCCATAGTAGTTGATCTTTAAATTGAGAAACACCAATAATAGGTTGATTATTAGTAGAACCTATACCTACACCTTTAATTTCAGTGTAACCATTTCTTTTATTGTATTCTCCTTCTTTGTCAAACTTAACATTTTCAATATGACTAAACTGACCAAAAGGAAGTTGTTTGGGATCTATTTTAGTGTTAATGCCCTGATTAAGAGATAATGGTAGATTGTTCTTTTTTAAACTCACAACCCCTCCTATATAACATCAAAGTCTAATGAGTTACCTCTTGATATAACAGTAGCTGAACCATAATTAGAGTTTATAACATAACCTCCAGGAGTGTCAGTAGATTTTTTTCCATCAACCATTTGACTTGTACCTGAAGCTCTAATAAGAATGTTTTTAGTAGCAGCGTTTCCTGAAATATCCTTGAATATAAAAAATCTTCCTCCACTAGGAGCAGAAGGTAGAGTTATAGTTATAGTACCTGTTCCACTAGCATCTACTGGATAATAAGAAAGATCATCACTAACTGAAATTGTAGTATCCGTTGATATGTTAGTAGATGCTGCAGAAAAACTAATAGCCGAGACTCCTGAAGCATTTAAGGCTCCACCTGAAGTTAGTTGAATCTGCGTATTACTTCCATCGTTAAAATATAAATCTCCCGATGAACCACCTGTAAATAAAATATTAGGAAAACTAGCAGCAGGTAAAGCTGTAGAAGGACTTGTATTTAAAGACATTCCTAAAAATTTCATATTAGTAGCAGCATAAGCTGTTGTACTTGTACCACTTACTACTGTAAAACTTAAGTCTGCATCAATACCTAAGGCAGCAGACCCTAATTTTCTACCCACCGAAACGTGGTCATGAGAGTCAATTGAAGTTAAGGCAGTGTTCAAATCACTTGCCCATGTAGGACCTAACCGTTCTCCAGGTGTAGGAAGGGTTAAACTCATATAGGTTGTTGTACTTGTTTCAGCCATAGTTATTTCCTAAAATACCCAAAAGTGAATATTAGTTGTCGTTGTACTTACTTGAAAATTAATAAATTTTTTCCTATCATACTTCTGGCTTGCTCCTCCTATTGTAGCTGTTAAAGATTCCCAAATAGTACAATTTGCAAATTTTCTAACTACAATCCAACCTAGAGGTTCTCTACCAAGTTTATGTTCTACTAAATTATCAGCAGAAGCTGTTAAATCTATTGACTTTAATAAAAGTCCATCTACAACTTGTGACTTAGTTATAGGAGTTAAAACTTCCTCTAACTGATTTTGAGAGCTGTTAAACTCCGCACGTCCTGCATAAGGACCTAAAGCAAAAACTTTTTTATAGTTTCTTATACTCACGTTGTAGACCTTGTAAACCAAAATTCATCATTAGCAACATAAATGTCAGTTACTGATAAAGGAGAACCTGCGTCTCTGTTATTAGCAGCTTCTTCTATTCTACGTTTCATTAACATTTTTTGTTGAATAAGAATAGTAACATCACTTTCTTCTTTTTGTAAACATTTTATAGCTGCATCTATAACTACATATTCTGCATAACCGTTTATGTCTGCAAAGGTTGTAGTTGATGTAGCTGGAGTAGCACTATCAAACTGTTGTGCTGTAGGAATAAACCATACTCTAACTTCAGTAACTCCATCAGGTTTAGGAGTAAAAACTATATTATCTCCAACCATTCTGTATCTTATGTTTGTCAAACCCAGAAGACTCCAAGTTCCCCAGTTTTGATATAAATTTCTTTCATTAAAATTAAACGGTCTTAGAGTAAAATAATCTGAACCGTTTATCTTAGCATCCATACCTCTAAGTTTATAAAAATTAGAAATGTTTGGTCCAGACGTAGAGCTATTAATTGGATACGAATCTGTACCTGCTACGGTGTTAAAAGTAACACTACTACAGTAATAATCTTGTCCATACGTCTGAATAAGAATATCATGTAATTCTGATATTCCTGCATTTATGTAAGTCTGGACTTCGGTGTCTGATACAAAATCATTAGACTCCATATCAGCTCTTTGTCTAACCCTAGCCACTAACTTAGCTTCAGTTATAGCCGCCATATAACCCCCAAAAAGAGGAGGGCTTTCGCCCCCCGACTATTCTTTAACACATTTTTTGATAAACATTTTTAAAGATTCAGCTAGTAGTTCTTTGTCTTTTTCTTCAAGACCTTTAAAGATACCATCTACTTCTTCTCTATAATGTTCATAGACTTCATCTTCTCTTTCTTCGTCGTGCTTACCTTCTACGTAATCCTCGTTAGATTCCTTTCCATTGCCGTAGTGGTCTTTCATCTTCTCGATGATGATCGAAACCATACCACCTTTGTCTTTCTTAGGACCCATCATAATCATGATAAACTCCTTTAACTAACACCTACACCTGGAAGGCTAGAGTTTTTAAGAACGAACATAAAATGAACTGTTTCACCTGAACCAATTTCAGCAGCAGCTCCAGAAGAGTTGAGAGCAATAAAGTTAATTGTACCATTAGTAGAAACAGTAGGAGCACCTTTTAGTTGAAAAGACACACCACCTGCAGTTGAACCTATAGCAGTTGACTTTTGTATGTCAAAGTAACCACCAAAAAAGTGACTGTACGTATCAGCACTTCCACCTGGAACACCAAGAACTAGTGTGTAATCTCCTGCACTATTTCTAGCTACACTTTTAACACCAACACTTTTTGAAGCAGAAAGAGTAGGAGCACCTGAGCCACCTACAGCGAACTGTCCATGAATTATTTTTATTTCTTTATCTAAGGCTTGTAGCCTTTGAAAACTTCTATTTGCCATTTTTTT